TCTATATTTATCGTGTAAAGCTCCATTAACTTTATATTTTTTATTTAATACTGATTCTAACTTAGAATTTAAAGTTTTAAGTTTAACTTCTGTAATTTGACCAGCAATGAATCTTTTTTGTAATAGCAATTTACCTTTTAACATTGCATTGTGCTTCATTTCAGCAATATATAAAGTTTGTGTAGTTTTTAAAATATGTGTTATTTGAGCAGCTGATGTTTTTACTAACTGGTTTTTTATCATAATTGCTTTATTACCAGTCCATGCTAGTGGAATCATAGCTTTCATTACTTTGTAGGTTTTATAAGTTTCACCAAACATAAATCCTAACATTCCAACTGTAATTAATAAACCTGCTGTAAATGCTGCACCAACTGTAACTAACGTTGAAAATACTGCAATTGTATATATAACAGATTTAGGTATACTTTGAATTAACGTTAAAAATTGTATTCCATAATCTAATGCTGCTTTTGCCATTGGTAATAATTCATCGCCTAATGCAGCTGCTGTATTTTTAATATTATCATATAAAGTTGATAATTTACCATTTAAAGTTTTAGATTGTTTTATTGTTTGATTGAAAAATATTCCACCTGAAGATGTCATATTAATAATAGCATCATTCACTTGATTAAATGATACTTTACCTTGTCGCATTGCTGCGAAAAATTCTGTAGAATTAGCATATCTTTTAGTTAATTCATCAATTATTGGAATTTGTCTTTCAACTAATTGATTAATTTCTTCCATTGATGCTTTACCTTTAGTTTTAATTTTACCAAAGATTTTTGCTATATCAGCTAAAGGTGCATTTGCTCCTGCAGCAACGTCTCCTAACATTCTCATATCATCTAATAATGTTTCAATAGGATATGTCATACCTAACATTATTTTACCAGCACTTGCTATATCATCTAATTGAAATGGAGTAGTTGCTGAAAATTCTTTCATAGTTTCAAATAATTCTACTGCAGCTTTTTTGCTTCCAGCAAATCCTTCTAAACTAACTTTCATAGTTTCGAAATCACCAGCTATTTTAGTTGAAACACCACCTAAAAGTGATAATGGTAAGACTACATTTTTTGCTAAACTTTGACCAATATCTAAACTAGTGTCTGCTAATTGTATAAATTCTTTATTTAAATCTCCAATAGTATTTTTTATTTTCTTAACACCACTATTGAATTTTCTTGGGTCTATATCAATCCCAATATTCATTTCTCCGATATTCATCATAATTTAAACCCTTATTTTAATCTATCATTTCTTTTATTAGTATATTCCATTAACTTACTTCTAATGTCACTAGTTTTAGAATCTCTGTCAACTGGAGTAGCAACTTTTTCATAATCTATCATTAATTTTTCTAAATCTGGAATATCTGATTTTTTAGTAGCAACAGAACTTATTACAGTTTGTCGTATTAAAGCAGCATTTATGTCAGCTCTATGTGTTATTGGTGGGTATAATTCAAAATAAGCACAATACTCAGCATATTCATATGAATTTATCTTTTCTTGTGCTTCACGTATTGGAATACCTAAATTAACTGATATATGAAACCATTTTAATCTATTTCTATTTTTAACTAATTTTTTTTTATTTCATCATTAGTATTTTTGGATAATCCATTAATCTCCATTGCTTTATCAAACAAATCGTTTAATACTTTTGAAGATTTAGCATTTAAAAATTCCATTTGTTTAGATGTAAAAATTAAACTACCGTTTTCATCACAAATTGTCTTAACTAATAACGATGCTCTAAGATTTTTTGAATCTTTCATGTTACCTTTATTATCAGTATTTCTTAAAATAGCAGATTCGAAATCATCTCTTTCGACTCCACTCATGATTTTAATACCAACTTCACCATTCCACTCTTCTACAAATACTTTTTCGACTTTAGTATCTTTACATTCCATTATTTCTTGAAAATTTAACATTATGTACCTCTTTATGTTTTATTTAATTTATTTATACTTTTTTATTTAATTTAAGAATAACGCTTTTAATGTAATTTTATTTGTGATTAAGAATATATTAAATATTTCTTACCTATGTTATATACTATTAAAAGCGTGATTATTAATTATTTACGATACTGTTATTACACCAGTTAATGTAAATTTAATTGTTCTTTTCATCAATTCTTCAATTGGTGCATCAAAACTATATCCTGAAATATATGCTTGAACTGACCAAGAACCACCACTATGAGAATGTGGACCACGATCTGGAAAAGTTATTATTAATGTTTGAGGTGTATCAGATAAATCAATTGACTCACCTGGATCCCAAGCATGTACAATACTCATTTCATCTAATTCTTTTAAATCTCCAACAATATATTCTCTATACTCTTCACTTTGATAATGAGTGGCATCAATTTTTGGTGCATTCAATTCTGGAAAATTTATTTCATATATGTCTGGTATAGTAGTACCACCAAATGTGATATCAATATCAGTACCGACTGCTGCTCTGTTTACTGCCATATTATGACTCCTTGTAATTTCTTAAATTACTGTTATTTATTATTATTTATAATACATCTTGTATTACTATTTATTGTTATTTATATTTATACTTCGTAATCTATCAAATCATAATTCACAGTATAAATATAAAAATTCACATCAGTGTCTTCAATTCTACTTAAATCTAAAATTGGAGAACGCCTTTTAATTGCTACAATATTATGTATACCGTCACTCGTAGATATTAAACCACCTCTACTAGCATCTAAAAATCTAACAACTTCTTTCATTTTATTATAACATAAATTTTTATTAGCACTTCGAACTCTAATTTGAATACCATTATTTTCAATAAAATCTGTATAAGTTCTTATAGGTGAAGCACCACTTGTTGAATAAACTGTTATACAATTTATTGGATTTTCTTTAGGTTCTGTTTGGACATAAATCCCAAAATCACTATTATTACTTACTTGTAATGCAATTACACCTGCACCTGAAGATTCAATTGCTTCAGCTATTTTTAAATTTATCATTTATTTCACCATCTTTTTTAATTCATCTTTAATTTTATCACTATGTTTAATAAAAGGTATTTCTAAGAATTTTGCAATACCATTTGGATGATGTTTTTCCAAATCTTCGTGAACATATAATCCATAATCAGTTTGATATGAAACAGTTGAACCACCTTCTCTGTTATATTCTTTTTTTCCAGATGCTTTTAATTTACCTGTTGCAACTGGTACTAATTCTTGTGATTCATTGTATATATCATCAATTTTTTGAAATTCAATATTTTTAGATTGATTTGCAATATTAGCTGCAATCCTTTCTAAATTTAATTGAATTTCTTTTAAATTCTTTATTTTAACTTTTAACATTAATCAATAACATCTTGTGTTAACATAATTTTATTTGCAGATTTTAAATTCACATCTTGCATTTTTATTTCAAACTTTTTATTATCAGAATAATCAATTTGAGTTGCTAAATTATATAATCCAGGTTCTAAATTTTCAGTATCAGTACTAGTAAATTCCCATTCAATTGTGCCGGATAAAGCATCTGTAATTGTAATATCACCACTTAATAATGACTTTTCTAAATCTGGTATTTCCTGAGTTGCATCAAGTTTTAATTGAACTTTAATATCAGCTGCAGATTCTAAATTTGTTACATACTCACCATTCATATCTGTAATCGCCATTTTATAGCGTTTGTAATTTCCTAATAAAGATTTCATTTATTTCCTCTTTTATTTTTATTTATAATATTGTAGCACATTCTACAACACCATTTAATATTTCAATTTCTTCAATTTGACCAAATAATATCTCTTCTTCAATAATTTGTCCAGTTAATCCACAATATAATTCTAATGGATTAACTGCTTGATTAGTTAGATGATCATATGCATCATATTCCGGTCCACTAAACTTACTATTCTGTATTAATATGTTCCAAGCATCCATAATTTAACCTCTTTTATATGTCCAAACTGCATTTGGTATATCTGTTATATTAACTTTATAATCATCTTTATTAGTGTAGTTATCAAGTCCAATATGTAAGTCAGATTCACTCATTCCTTCAATATCACTTATTTTAGCATCTAAATTTAAATCTACTTTTGTTTTTATTAATTGTAATGTTGACTCTAATGCTAATAAACTTACATTTGCTCTACTTGCAATTCTACTTGCATCATTTGTTATAACTTCATCTGAAGTATTATCAAAAGTTGAACGACTTGAAATTGTAGCATCAATATTATTTAATCTTACATCATTTGTTAATAATGGATTAGTTGGTATATTGTCAACATTTGCATTAATATTATCTCTAGCGTCTATAACATTTATACTAGTTGCTATTCCAGTTAATGATGTAATAGCATTATCTGTTCCTCTCATATTACTAGCAATTGTTGTAGTTGCTTTATAATCATCTTTATTAGAATAAGAATCTAAATTATTATGGAAGTCATCTTCATCAATAGTAGTTGTAATATCACTAATTTTCATATCCAAGTTTAAATCTACTTTATCTTTAATATGTTGAGAAGTAGTTTCTAATGCTAATAAACTAATATCAGCTTTGCTTGCATTTCTTGATGCTGTATCTGTTATTACCTCATCACTTGTTGAATTAAAAATTGAACGACTTGAAATTGTAGCATCTAAGTTATCTAAACGAGTATCATTTGTTAATAATGGATTAGTTGGTATATTGTCAACATTTGCATTAATATTATCTCTAGCACTTATTATATCACTTGTAGTTGCAAAACCTGTAGCAGTTGCCCAATTACCTTGATTGGTTTGTAGTTCATTTGTATCAGCAAGTATTAAATCTTGATCAGCCTTTGTTGCTATTCCAGTTAATGATGTAATAGCATTATCTGTTCCTCTCATATTACTAGCAATTGTTGTAGTTGCTTTATAATCATCTTTATTAGTATAATTATCAAGTCCAGTATGTAAATCAGATTCACTCATACCACCAACATCACTTATCTTAGCATCAAGATTATCAACTATTAATTTACCATAACTTCCATCAGGAACACCTATACTTGTTAAAGCACCCCAAACTTCCATAGGCGAAAAAGCGTCTGCAAACATAATTGAACTTGGCTGTGCATTTTCCCAAAGATTTAATCCAGTTATATCGTTAGTTCCGTTCATAATATCTGTTATATATAATACTGCAGTAGATTCGTCGGTTTCTACTTCAATTTCAATCTTTGAAAATCCAACAGAAGATCCTGTATAATGTCCAGAGATTATTTGAGATAGCCAATCACTTGATTTTTCAATATCAAGAGTTATTGGAGTTGTTTCATTTGGAAGATATAAGTTGATTTTAGTATCATTCCAAGCATTGAAATTAACTGCTTTAAAATATGCGAAAAATACCTCTACTTCGTCTAATTTGGTGTATTGCTTCATTGACCACTTTAAAACACCATTTAAATTTGGTTTTAAAGCATAAGTGTGGTTTCCAGTTGTTTTATTTGTAGTATCTGCAAGTCCAGCACCACATTTTTGTAATATACCATTTGTCTCATAAGTAAGACATTCATTATCTGATGTAAATCCAGGTAATACACAATCTTGAAATTTTATAAAACTTCCAAGAAGTCCACTTTGCATATTAACACCAAGAGCATTATCTTCAAATGAGCAATCTTGACAAGCTATATGGAACATCAATTCTGCTACCATATTGAAAGATGAATCTGCTTTTAATCCAGTTCCAAAAGAACAGTCTTTAAGAATAATATCAAAATTATCCCTAATCTTAATATGTTGTCTTTGATTAGCACGAAAAAGACAATCGGTGAAACTAATTGAACCTTTCCCTATAATGTTACCAGCTACTCCACTATTATTTGTATTATTGTCTATAAATGAACTGTTGGTTATATCATTAGAGTTACCAGCATTCTCAATACTATTAACTAACATACTATTAAAGATACATCCAGTGACTGTAATCATATCAGATTCTAAAGCAAGTCCAGCATCTGTTGATGAATTCATATTAGGTGTAAGAATAAAAATAGTGTCTTGAATAATACCTGTAGTTTTCTCATATCTAATACCGTGGGTGACATTCTCTGGGGATAAAATAGCACAGTTTTTTAGATTTATACTGTCTATCTTCAAGGAGTCCAACTGGAAGAAACTCACACCTTGTATGTAATTATCTTCCATTCTTGAATTATCTTCAAATATTACATCCATACCTGTTGTAGCATTAATATTAATACTCCTAGATACAATGAATATCTTAGCATCTGTTGTATGCACATTGACAAAATCACTTGAAGTTGTATATCCACTAGCAAAATCTCCACCTGTAATATCAATGTATTCACTTTCATCGAAGTCTGATGATGCTGTAACTCTAATAGTATCTCCTGTTACAATACCTATATCATCTGAAATAAATAAATTACCAGTTGAACTTGGTTGGTTACCACTAACATAATCTGCTAAATCAGCACCTCTATCTATACCTTTTAGTTTTATTTTTCCAGCATATCGCACTAAGATTATACTGTCAACTAAATTAAAGTTAAGAGTATGTTCCTTTGTTTTTTCAGTATCATCTCCTAGTTGACCACTACCTTCAATTACTATAGATCCATTAATTGTAATATCAGAGTCAGTTGAGTCATCAAAACTGAATATACCAGAACATCTGATAGCACCTTGCCAAGTGTAATCTGTTCTTCCAATTGCATTACCTGCTCCACCAAGTGTAAGTGAGTTGCTACCAACTAAAGTAGTGACACCAAGTGGAATATATAAAGTATCATTATTAACAAGAGTGCTTCCATTTTTAAAACCTACATAAGCGAATTTCGAAGCATCATTATTATCTTGCATTACCTCATTCGCAGAGCTTGTTGAGGAGCAAGACAACTCATAATTATAATAATCTGCTGTTAAACTTGTATATTGGAAAGGTGTATCCCATTTGACAACAATCATTTGTCTCTCATCCATATAAGCTGCAATATCAATGTCATAGCTTCTGACCATTACATTATTTTCCATTAATTTAACAGTCCAAGTTCCTGTGGGTGCAGTTGGTAAATCTTGTATATAAAATGCCACTCCCACGTCGGAATCTGAAAGTGATGTTGCAGTAAAACTAGCAGATTGAATAGTATTTTTAACTTGTAGTGGTGAATTTTTTATTGGGCTATTTGAATGAGTTACACCAAAATCGCCATCTGTATTATTTCCTAACGCTAACCTAATCGACATTTGGTACCTCCAAATCTTTTGTTAATCTTTCAAAAATTTCATCTATTTTAAGAATCTCCATTGAAGATACGTTATTTTTTGATATAAATTTTCCATTGTATAGTAAGTCAAATTCATAGTCAGCATATCTAACATCCTGTTTAATTACTTGATTTGTTATTTTATATTCCCACATTATTTGCTCCCTATGTATTGTATTTTTGTTTGTTCAGTATTGGCTGTAGTTATAACACCTTTTAATACTGGACTTAATGTTAATAATAATGAAAGTATAGATACTGCAAAAACCATCCAAAAATGCTTTGCACTAACACTTGCTGCTTGTTGACTAAGCACAGTTTCATATTTTGTTTGAAACGTTTCTAGGTTTGAGCAAATCCGAACCAAACCTTGCGTATGCGTAGTTCCATATAAATCTTTCTTTATTTCTAAAAAACTAT